GATTGTACATTTACTACAGAGGGTAAGTTCGATACAGGAACTCCTACCTATACGTTGTTCAACGTAGGAGATGTAGCGGAGGTAAAGCTGTATGTAGACTCTGAGAATAAGTATTTTTGGCGATTTCCTAGAGCGTTATGTACAGAGTTTTCCCTTACTGTAAACATAGATACCGGGGAAGTAGTAGGTTGGACGGCTAATTGGGGAGCCGATGGAAAATATTATCGACCCGGTAACGTTGCGGGTTAATACGGAAAGATGGTAGTATAGGAAAGGAGAAAATAGGTCAATTGAGATTTGTATATCTCTTTGGCCTATTTTCTTTTAGTTAATAGGTTTCTTTTGGGTAATGTAAAAATAGGAGGTTATACTATGGGAGAGAGAGAACAGAGAGCGATGGGTGCTTGTGATTATGTAGTAAATGGGGTTACCTATACTATTAGGCCATTAGTAATTCAGAGCTTATGCGACTTAGAAAGAATGGCTTTGGATGATTACAAGAGGAGTTACCTAAAAACTTTTCGTGAAAATTTAGATTTAGTAGTAGAAGACTCAAAGGAAAGAACAAAGATTTTGTCGGCTAAGCTAGACGAAATTTCCCGTTGGACTTCTAATGATCTACCTTTCGTTCCTGTTTACTCTTGTGATAATGTTCCTATTACGGATAGAGTAAGAGAGGAATTACAGAAGCTTGGCGTAGAGGAAGAGGATTTGAAGAATGATGATTTAGTTAGGAACCTTCTATCTATGTTTCTTACTACGGGAAGGATTACTATGGAGGATGTAAAGGAATGGACAGGGAAAAGGCCATTAGAGGGAAGAGTTCGATATGATAGGTATTGGGTTACTACTATTCCTGGAATGATAGCTTATATTTACTCTGCCCTGAAAACTGAACATCCTACGATTACCAGAGAAGAGATAGGGAAATGGCCTATTGGAAAGCTAGCAGAAGCGGCAAAGAAGGCCAATGATATTTCCGGAATTGGTTTGGGAAATGGGTAAAGACCCCCTCTGATTTTGTAGAAGAATCAGAGGGGGTAATTTGTAATGAAGGTCTATTAGGAGGTGTAAATGCTTACCATTTGCGGATTCTTTGTGATTCTCCCTGGAATGGAGGTTATGGATTATCTCCTAGGGAGGTTTCTCAATTAACGTTAGATCAAGTATGTTTCCTGTTATGCGATAGGGATATACTAAAAGGAGGTGATAGAATAAAGAAAGTTTCAGTAGAGGAATCTATTTTCTATCTACGAAAATCGAAAGATGGGAAGTTTTTGGGTAGGTCTTATGATGGTTCTGTAATAGAGGCAGAGATAGGAGGGGAAAGTTTAGTTTCCAGATTACGTAAAGAGGGGAGGAAGAGGAGGAAAAGGCAAGCCTAGTTTCCGTTGTTTTGGATACTAGGCTAATTTTTTAAGGAGAAAAGGAGAAGAGAAAAATGGCTGTCGGTTCTCCGTTGGAGCTGGCTAGGGCTTATGTAATGGTAGGGATGAATACGGCTAGGTTTAAAGCCGATTTTCAGAATGTTCGTAAGGAAACGGAAGTACAGATAGATACTATGGTTTCTTCCGTAAGTAGTATGCTAGGCAGGGTTGGGGCTATTATGGGTACAGGGGCCTTGACTACTGCGGGATTGAGTATGGCCGGAAGAATGGAGAAGGAGGCTGTTTCTCTATTAAATGTCTTGGGTTCTATGGAAAGGGCAAAGGATATAATCTTAGATGTTGGGAAGTTTGCTGCTAATTCTTCTTTCGGTTTTGAGGAAATGGCATTAGCGGCTAGGCGTTTGTTAATGGCCGGGGAATCTACTGCTGATCTAATTCCTACTTTGGAAATGTTAGGCAATGCGGCGGCAGGGGCTGGAGTTTCTTTGGAAGGAGTAGTTCGATCCTATGAGAAAGTTCGAGTACGTGGAAATATAACTATGAGGGAGCTTATTACTTTTACTTCCTCCGGGGTAATTACTGTAAATGATTTAGCAAGGGCAATGGGCAAGAGTGCTGATGAAGTAGTAGTTTCCATAGCAAAAGGAGAAGTTACTTTTTCTGTTTTGCAAAAAGTTTTTAAGGAGTTGTCTTCCGAAGGTGGTAAGTATTTCAATTTAATGAGTAGGCAATCCGGAACCCTAACAGGAACATTCGAGACTTTGAGAGCTACGTTCCAGTTGTTCTTAGGTGTACTAATGGAAGGGTTTGGGCCTGCCTTAAAATCTCTAATGAATCTACTAATCGAATCTCTGAGATTCTTAATGAGTGTCTTTGGGAATAAGTCTGTACAGAGGATAGTAGTCTTCGTAGGTACTTTGTTCACAGTTGTACAGGCGTTTAAGGTAATGAATGCAGTGCTAAAGGCAACGGCTTCTATGTTTGCTATTACTAAGGCTTTGGCAGGTCCTGCCGGGTGGGTGCAGTTGGCAGTTGGGATTGCTACGGCTTCGGCGGCTGTGGCGGCTTTGAATAGTTCCTTTTCCGAAGTGGAAAATTCTGTTGCAGGTGTACAGAGCTATAGTGTTCATTTTGACGAAATGTCCGATAGTATAAAGGAAGCTACCGATTCCGCTGAAGGCTTAGGCGTTGTTCTAAAGGAAACTTTCGCTAAGGGGTTAAGTGCTACTATCGATTGGAAAGAAGAGATTAAAAAGCTTGGGGAGAGTGTACTAAATGTAGGAGAGAAGTTTCTTGCCTTGAGTGCTAGGTTAGAAAGCTTTTTCAAAGGACTTTCCTCTAGGAAGTTCTTAGAGGAACAAAGAGTTCCTATGGAGAAGAAAATAACCGATCTAGTAATGCAGAGAGGGGATTTAATAAGACGGTTTCGGGAGAGAACTGGTTATGCTTTGCCGAAGAGTTTTTCGTCTATGTCTTATGAAGAGCTACAGAAGATAGAAGAGTTTGCAAAGGAGCAAGGTAAAGAAGTATACGATATTTATATGGAATGGTATGCGGTAAACAATCAAATCGAAGAGGCAAGGAAGAAGCTAGCGGAAATGGAACAAAGTGCTTCCGGTTTGGACAGCGAAACAAAGCAATTAGTAGAGAATTGGGATAGGCTGTTTCCAAGTGAAGAGGAGAAGTTAAGAGCTGTACAGGTATTAACTGAATCTATGGGATTATTAGGTAAGAAAACTCCCGTAGAAGAAGTGGAATCGTTTCGGAAAACTTTGGATAAGTTAGTAGAGGCTGGAGTTATCTTTAGAGAGGAAGCCGATAGAGCTTTCGATTCCTTTAAGAGGGAAGGGCCTTTAGGAGAGGCTTACAAAAATATAGAGGAGTTACAGAGGCAATTAGAATATGCTAAGGAAGGCTTATCCGATTGGCAAAAGGAAGTAAAGGAGTTTGCAGCTAAAGGATTTCCTCCGGAATTAGTGCAGAGATTTGAAGGGCTAAAGAAACGTTTAGCTATGCAAGAAGCTTACAGAAGTATAGAGGAAGTACAAAGGAGAATAGAAAATCTTAGGTTAGGTCTAGAGGATTGGCAGGTAAGGCTTAGAGATTTTATGGAAAGGCCGGAAGTAACGGAGGAAATGGCTTCCGAAATGGGGAGATTGCTTAAGGAGGAAGAGAGATTACGGAGGATAAGGGAGGATAGTAGGCGTATTATAGAGGATACTAAGACGGAAGCGGAAAGAGCTTCCGAAGAGGCTTCTAGGATAATGGAAGCTTACAGAGAGGGTTTCATTGGTGGAGATGTAACGGAAAGGGCTTTGACTAAGTTAAAGGAAGAGCTAAAGCCTAAGATCGAAATAGAGGGTTTTATTGGATTCGAGGAATGGGGGAGGAGATTACAGGAATCTTTTCTGAGACAAGAAGACCCTCAGAGATTATTAGTAAAACAAGGAGAAAGACAAGTAAATATTTTGGAATCTATTGACAATTCTTTGAAGGAAATAAAACAGAAAGAGGGAGGTTTGGCTTAGGAGGAGTTTCCCATGAGTAGTAATAATTGGCCTTTGATTTCTAGTGAAGGTTCTTTTACTGATGAAGATATTACAGTAAAACAGGTGTACAAAGTTCCTGTTAATCAGTTATGGGATTTTGCTTCTTCTATGCTTCCTCTTCCTATTGTAAGGGGAAATACTTATCAGTTGGGATATAAGAGTTTACCAGGATCGGGAGGAATGCCCATTGTAGCAAAGTCTATTAGGTGGGAACCTTTCGATCCTTCCAAACCCGTCGATCCCTTTAATAGAAGAGTTTCCTATGCCTATGGAGAATTTCTTAGGGTAGAGGTGGATTACTCCTTACTGAAGGAGGGTGATAAGAAAAGTCAAGATTCTTCGAATACAGATATTAGGACGTTAGTTGAAATACAAGGTAGGGCTTCGGGAGAGTACTTAGCTATTCCTATAGACAAGGGAGGGAAGTGGACAGAAGTAGAGAAAGATGAACCTACGGAAATTACTGAAACTATATCCGTTAATAAGCCCGTTCCGGTTGTAGAATGGTCAGTCCGTTGGCCGGATATTCCCTTCAGTTTTGCTTCTAATCTTATAAATAAATGCCTTCCTTTGTTAGGAAAAGTAAATTCGAAAACCTTCTCTCTATTGTTCAATGCTTTCGAAGATACTATCCTGTTTTTGTCTTTGGATTATAGTGAACAGAAGTCTGTAGAGATCAGTTCGAATGGTACCTCCAAGAGTGTAATAAAATCGACGGTAGAAATGCATTTTCTGCAGAAGGCCTTCTACGATGGAGGTAAGTTAGTTACTCATCAGCATATCTATAGGAAGGGTTACGGTTGGAGGAAGCCTGTCTTTAGTGGAGGTAGGTACCTCTATGATAGGGCAGATTTGAATGTTTTACTCTCCTAGTATGAAGGGAAAACAGTAATATGGCAAGGGAAAAGTTACCGAAGACGAAAAGGGGAGATAGATTAACTAGTAAACATGTTAATACTTTGTCTTCCGTTGCGGAGAGGGTGGGAAATCTTTTGGGAGGGGAGAATCTAGAGGTTATTCAGAGTGGTAGCTTCCTAGGGTTAAGGCCTATATCCCCTATTATTCTTTTAGTAGAAATAAAAGGGAGGTTAGTAGAAGTAGAGGGGATCGATTTTTCGGATTTGAATACTAGTGGGTTGTATTGGGCTAAGCCTGTTTATTTTGGAAAGAAGGAGGAAGCCTCTGATGATAGGGCAGGGAAGTTTCCTTTCGTCGATTGGGCTATATACAAATCCATAGGGGATAAAGTGATAGTATATGATAGAGTTCCTATTTGGGGAGGTGTAATAGAAACCCAATTCTGTAGATTCCGTTTGGAAGTAGGAAAACTAGTTTGGGTAATATATGAACCTTCCCTAGGTGTTTTCGTTCCTATTAGCAAGTGTAGTAATCCTCCTACTTGGTTTTTCCAATGGGCTGCGAGTGTCGGCAAGAGGTTAGTAGTTAGAAATCCTACTTTAATAGATGGAGATGTATCTTCAGTAGGTACCTCTCTGTTAATAGATGGAGAGGTAACATCGTTACATCTTGGAGCTGCTGTCCAATGTTTTCCATCTCCCTCTGATAGCTCTTCCGTTACATACTATTTCAATTTGCACCAATCGGGATATATCTATCTTTCAAAAGGGAAAGGCGAATTATCGGTAGGTTATGCCGTCTCGGCTAGTAAGGAGGTTGAAGAAGTAGAGGTAGTAATAGGAAGTTGTTCATTGTCTTTGCAAGTTGTAGATTTTGTCGATTATTGGCTATACGGATATAGTGGGAAGGTTGGACAAGGTTTCAATATAGAGGGAGTTGTTTCGGAGGTAGATTTTTGGGTAAGGAATGGATCGAAATCTTACTATGGGGGATTGGTTCCGTTTTGGGAAGAGGAAGGGAATACGGTTGGGAATGTAGTAGGAGAATGGGATTACTACTGGTGGAAGAAAAAGAAGGGTTTGCTTACAGAGGAAGAGAAGGAAGATATGGGAAAGGAAGAGGAGCTATATCCTCCCCGGTTCCCGGTGTTCGGCGACATAGGAGAAGGCGCTCCTCCTATTGGCAAGATTCCCTATATCATTCCGAAGAGAGTTGTTTCTTATCGTCCAACTTGGAAGATAACTACTTCGGATTATAAGGAGGATTGGATAATAAAGTTTGATTTGTATTTGAAGGGGGGTATAGAAATTAAGAAAGCTTTAAGTTCCTCTATACCCTCTAGTAGTATATTTTCTAGTAGTGCTAAAAGTAGTAGTGGAATATCTTCCTCTGGAGAAGAATCAAGTAGTAAGAGTGAAGCAAGTAGCGAAAGTAGGAGTGAAATAAGTAGTAGTATCAGTAAGAGTGAAGTTTCTATCAGTAGTCTATCTCTTTCTACGGAAGGTGTTGGCTGTTCTCTGTGTTCAGAAACTCCCAAGTATATGAAGGTTACTCTTTCGGGAGTTGTGAATACTCCGAATTGTAATATATGTACATCCTTCAATCAAACTTACTTGCTAACACAACATACCATGAACCCTTGTAATTGGCATATATTTCCAATTCCGGGTTGTAATTACTTAGAGGGAGGGGTTGCTGTATCTTTGTCTGATTATGATTCTACTTCTATGAAACTAACGGTAAGTTTGTACACAGGGAGTGGGGCCTTGTTCGCAGAGAAAATCATTTCTAAAGGAATCAATTGTAAAACCCTAAATGAGTTTGTGTCTTGGAACATAAACAGTTCTACCGATTGTGGTTACTCTGGAGGAGGTGCTCAAGTTGTAGCTATCGGTTAGTTTAGGAGGAGCTTTTGTTATGGAGAGGGTAGAAAGCTTTACATGTTTATTCGAGAGGAAAGAAAACGGGTTGGTAGTTTGTTCACGTTGCGGGGAACCTTGGCCGGAACAGGTTCTAGAAACAGAAGATATTACTAAGTATGTTCGTATTTGCAAAGAAAGGAGGGATGTAGGGCTAGGGGATACCCTAGCCCGGTTTTTTCGAAAGATCGGGATTTTCTCCTGTAGAGGATGTAGAAGAAGACAGAGCTTTCTTAACAAAATATTTCCCTACAAAAGAAAAAGAACCCAAGTGCTTATATAGGGGGCAGAGTTTTTCTGATGGTTCTTACTATTGTTCTAAGGTAAAGAAATGTTTTTTGAGTAAAGATAATCTCTCTAGTGATTGTAATGAACATTTCTGTAATAATTGCTGTTATCGTCTGTGGTATGATAGTCCTAATTTTCTTTCTAAATGGGAAGACCCTCTAAGGGTAGTTAGTAGATATGGGGAGGAAACTAGTGTATTAAGAAATCTATTGGCAGGAAGGGCAGTTTTCTTACTTGGAGGAGGCCCTAGTGCTAATGATCTTCCGCTGGAACGATTGAGAAGGAGGGGAGTTTGGAGCTTAGCTGTCAATAATATGGCAGGCCATAGGATAGTAAGACCCCAAGCCTTTGTTTGTTCCGATCCTCCAAGTAAGTTTTCTCATTCTATATGGTTCGATCCTGGAATAATGAAATTCGTTCCAGTGCCTAAACTAAGTGGTAGTAGAGGAAAATTAAGAGAAAAAAAGAATGGGCAATTTTTTGATTCTAGTAAAAAAGTTTGTGATTGTCCAAACGTATGGGGTTTTGAGAGGGAGAGTTGGCTTTCCCCTGATGATTCCTTTTTCCTTTCGGAAAAAGCTTTATGGGGAAATCACGATTCCGGCGTAAGAAAAACGGGCCAACCCAAAACAGTATGTACCGTGCTCTTGGCTTTGCGTATTCTCTACTACCTAGGGGCTAGGAGGATTTTTTTAGTAGGAGTTGATTTTAGAATGAGTTTTGGGAAGGGTTATGCTTTCGAGCAAGATAGAACAAAGGAAGCGGTAGAGAGTAACAATAATCAATTTAGTATAGTGAATAAATGGCTTTGCGAAATGGAAGCTAAGGGAGTGTTTAAGAGGTTTGGTTTAGAAATATACAATTGCTATCAGTTTTCCGGGTTAAGAGCTTTTCCCTTTGTTCCCTTTAGTGAAGCCTTAGAAGTAGTAACGGAGGGGGTAGAAGAGTTTCCAGATTTGTCGGGGTGGTATGAAAAATAAGGGTTCCTTTTAACTTCCCTCAAGGTATAATGTTATTGAAAGGTATGTTTTTGAAAAGAAGCTCTAGTAGAGGAGGATGGTATGGAGATTTTTAATTTAGGGAAAGAAAGAAAAGTTTGGGGGGATACAAGTTGTTTATTCTTGAGTAATTTTTGTTCTGTACATCTCTTGGAAGTAAAGAAGGGGGGATTTTGCTCTAGACACTATCATAGGAAGAAATGGAATCGTTTTATTTTGGTAAAGGGAAAGATAAGAGTTATTAGCTACGGGAGTATTTACGAAAAGAATAGGGAGGATGTTTATACTTTGTCGAATCCAGGAGATTCTGTAGAGATACCTCCATATGTAATACACAAGTTTGAGTGCTTGGAAGATTCTACTGTAATAGAAGTATGTTGGGTAGTATTCGATTCTGATGATATTATTAGGTTCGAGCAAGGAGGGAGAAGGGAATAATGTTAGATTGTTTTACTACAGTAATAGGTGTAGATCGTGAACATTTAGAACAATTGAAGCTAGTTATTAAGACTTGGGAGAAGCACAAGGCAGAAATCTTTGGAAACACTCTCATTGTCTTTGCAGATGGAAAGGAAATGAAGCAAGGATTGCTAAAGGAGAAGGATATATATGATGTAATAAAAATACATCCTTCCCATTTACTGATTAGGTGGGATTCGGAGGGAAGTACTAACAAGGAGAGGATGTTAGCCGGATTTGTTCACGTAGCGGCTAGGTATGTAGAAACAAAGTATTATCTTAAATTGGATACAGATACTGTAGCTTCTTTCACTAGTGATGATTGGCTTCCTTTGGAGTGGTTCAGAAACGATCCCGTTATAGTTGCTCATAGGTGGAGCTATACAAAACCTCCCGATCAGATGATTAGATTGGATGAATGGGTAGAGTATCACAAGGAAAAGCTTCCGGAGTTAAATAGGTTTTCGGCATTGGGTCTAGTTCCGAAGCCGGGGAGCGATTGTCTACCTCATAAGAGGATTATTAGTTGGTGTGGTGTTTTTAGTACAGAGTTTACTAAGTTATGTTCAGAATTTTGTTCACGCACTGTAGGGAGTACTGTTCTTCCTGTAAGTAGTCAAGATGGTTTTCTTTGGTACTGTGCAAAGAGAATGAGGTTACCCATTCTGGAGGTAAACATGAAGGCAAAGGGATGGGAGCATTGGCATACTATGGAGAATCTAAGAATGTATTGCGATTATTCTCTGAAGAGGTAAGGTTTATTTTATGAAAGGGGATAGTATGAGTAGAGGCAGTAGATACAGGGAGGGAATTAGAAGAGTTATTTCGGAGGAGA